AACACCAACACCACCTATAGTTGATAATACTAGTGGTGGAGGTGGTAATAGTCGTAGACAACCGAGGAGGCCTCCTCGCCCACAACCTAGAAGAAGACCACCTAGAACACTTGCTCAAGCGATTAGAAGAATGACCAATGGAAGGGATCCTTTAGCTCAATCATTCTTTGTTTCAGAACCAAATGGTATTTTTGTAACAGCTGTTGAAGTTTATTTCAGAACAATAGATCCTATTCTACCAGTCGTAGTTCAATTAAGACCTATGGTAAATGGATATCCATCAAATGAGGTATATCCATTTTCAGAAGTTACTTTGGACGTAACAGCAGGTAATGTTTTTGAATCTGAAGATTCTTTAGATGCGACTGAAATAGTATTCCCATCTCCAGTATATTTGGAGGGTAATAAAGAACATGCTTTAGTATTATTAAGTGATTCCAATGAATTTACGGTTTGGATTTCCAAAATGGGTGAAGTTGATGTTTCAACTTTACTTCAAGAAGAATCTAGACAAACTCTCGTTTCACAACAACCAGATTTGGGTTCTCTATTTAAATCACAAAATGGATCCACATGGAATGCAAGCCAATATGAAGATTTAAAATTTAACCTGTATGCTGCAAATTATAATATTGATTCCCCTGGCACAGTATCTTTCTTCAATCCAAGACTAGATTTAGGTAATGATCAAATAGCAACTTTAGTTCCAGATCCTTTAGAATATGAATCTAGAAAAGTAGTAATAACAACTACAGATTTAATCGATGTTACATCAATAGAAGTTGGAAATACTATTAAGCAACAAAATAATTCTTTTGTAAGGGGAGATTATGTTGGTTATGGTGGATCTGCAACTGGTGAACTAACAATATCAAATGCAGGAATTGGATATACACCATCTGATGGAACTGCACTTACTTTTAGTAATGTATCTCTTAGATCAATAACTGGTTCTGGTAAAGATGCCACAGCAGATATTACTATAGGTGCTTCTGGAGGGACTAATGGTGTTGCAATTGGAGCAACAATTAACTATGGTGGATTTGGATATCAAGTGGGTGATGTATTAACTGCAGATACTATTGGTTTACAACCTTTAGGTAAAAACGTACAGTTTACAGTATCTAACACCGATGGAATCAACCAAATAATAGTAGATAATGTTCAAGGCAATTTTGAGAATAATGTATCAAAAACATTGAGATATGAGAATTCTCTTGGATTCATTAATACAATTACAAACAGAGATAGTGGAACAGATTCTGTTATTTCTAACATAGAACTTTCCTCGCTATTTGAAGATGGTTTACATATCAAAGTAAGTCATAAAAACCATGCAATGCACTCAGATACAAATGTTGTTGAGTTATCTAATGTTGGATCTGATATTGAAGCAACTATATTAACTTCAGCATATAACTTCTCAGATTCTGGTCCTGTTAGTATTGCTAGTACTATTAACTTTACAACCTTTGAAAATCTAGATGTTAGTGCATCAAACCCAGGTTATATTTTAATAAATGATGAGATTCTTTCATATACTGGAGTATCTAATGGAACTTTGACTGGGATTACAAGACAAATAGATAATACGGAAGCATCTTCTTATCCAGAAGAAAATACTGTATTTAAATATGAAAATAATGGCATTTCTTTAAGAAGAATTAATAAGATACATTATCTTCAAGATGCTCTTGTACCAAGGTCTATAGGTTTTGATTATTATTACATAAAACTGAATATGGCAGAGAATGGTATTAACAGAGATTCTGATCCATCAGTACAAAAACTATATATTAAGAATTCAAAATCTTCTGGTGGAGAACTTGTAAATGCAAGTCAAAATATACAATATGAATCAATGAGACCTATTGTACAAACAATGGTTCTTCCTGAAACTAATATAACTGCAAAACTTAAGAGTATAACAGGAACAAGTGTAGATGGAAATGAAGTGTCATTCTTAGAAAGTCCAATATTGGATATAACGTTAGATGAAACAAATTATTTTACAGAACCAAAATTAATTACATCTACAGTTAATGAAACAGTTCATAATACAAATTTAATTGCAAATAAATCTTTAGAATTGGAGATGTCACTTTCTTCTGGGGATAATAGAATTTCTCCAGTAATTGATTTGGATAGAGTTGGTGTAATTCTTACGACGAATAGAGTAAATGCTCCAATAACTGATTATGTAAATGATCCAAGAACTTCTTCATTGAATTCTGATCCAAATGAATTTATTTACTGCAATTTACCAGTTGAGTTGGAAAATCCAGCAACTTCAATTAAAGTATTACTTTCTGCACATGTAAATACATTTAATGATATTAGAGTATTTTACTCAATATCAAATTCATTAGATGGAGATCCAATTTATTATCCATTCCCTGGATATAATAATTTGGATATAAATGGTAACGTTATTGATATTTCATTATCTGATGGTTTATCAGATAAAAAGGTTATTAAAACTGATGTTTTGTCATCAAATACAAATGATGTTGCATTTAGTGACTATGAATTTACTGCTGACGATCTTCCAGAATTTAAATACTTCAGTATTAAAATTATTGGATCTTCAACAAGCCAATCAAATCCACCAAGAATTAAAGATTTGAGAGTACTTGCCCTAGCATAATGGAAGATAATCAAAGATTAAAAGTAGAAGGTCATAATAATCTCGTTAGAGATTCTATCACTAATGGGATTATTAACACCGATAGAAATGGATACGAATCTTATTTACAATTAAGAAAAATGAAAAAAAGAGATTCGACTAGGATTGATAAAATTGAATCCGATTTAAATAGTTTAAAGAATGACATAAATGAAATTAAAAGTTTGTTAATAAACTTAAACAACAACAAGTAAAATGGCAAAACCAACAACCAGAACAGAATTAATTGATTATTGCAAAAGGAAACTTGGATATCCAGTATTGGAAATCAACGTTGCCGATGAACAAATAGAAGATTTGGTTGACGATGCGCTTCAATATTTTTATGAGCGCCATTTTGATGGGGTTGTTCAAACATTCTTAAAATATAAAGTCACTAAAGAAGATATTGATAGGGGAACTGCTACTATGGGTGGAGTAGGAATCACTACTACCACAGTTGATACAACTATTGGTGGAACCCCAACCACCTTTAATTATTTTGAAACTGGAAATTATATACAAATCCCAGATTATGTTATGGGAATCAATAAGGTTATGAATTTTGAGGGTGCAAACTCAATTTCCAGTGGAATGTTTAGTGTAAAATATCAATTGTTTTTAAATGAAGTTTATAACTGGAGTTCCATAGAACTTTTAACTTATAGTATGGTTAAAAGATATTTAGAAGATATAGATTTTTTATTGAGCACTAAAAAACAAATAAGATACAATCAAAGACAAGATAGGTTATATTTGGATGTTGATTGGGGGATGCTTAGACCTGGACAATATTTAATTATTGATTGCTATAGACTTTTAGATCCAGCAGATTCGCCACAAGTATGGAATGATTCTTTTTTAAAACCATATTTAACAGCATTAATTAAAAGGCAATGGGGTCAAAATTTAATTAAATTCCAAGGAGTAAAACTTCCTGGAGGAATAGAAATGAATGGAAGACAATTATATGATGATGGAAATCAAGAGATTTCTTCTCTGATGGAAAAAATGTCTTCGACATATGAATTACCACCATTCGACATGATAGGTTAGTACTATGGCACTAAATCCTTTCTTTTTACACGGATCATCTGGAGAACAAGGTTTAGTTCAAGACCTTGTAAATGAGCATATTAGAATGTTTGGGGTAGAGATATATTATATCCCAAGAATATTCGTAAATGAAAAAACAATATTGGAAGAAGTTTCCAACTCAGAATTTACTGTTGCAATTCCTATTGAAGCATATGTTGATAACTATGAAGGTTTTGGTGGAGCAGGAACTTTACTATCAAAATTTGGTGTACAAGAGGTAGATGATTTAACATTGATTATATCGAAGGAACGATATGAATTGGGAATTAGACCTATTATAGAACCAAAAGAAAATACAAAACTAACACATAGACCAAAAGAAGGAGATTTGATTTATTTTCCACTAGGAGATAAATTATTTGAAATAAAATATGTTGAACATGAAAGACCATTTTACCAATTACAAAAAAATTATGTTTATGAATTAAAATGCGAACTTTACACATATAATGATGAAGTTATTTCAACTGGAATCGAACATATTGATGATAATGTAAAGGAAGAAGGTTTCTTACAAAAACTTCAATTAGTGGGAATTGGAACCACAGCAAAAGCAATTACCTCTTTAGTCAATGGTGCTGTAAGAACTATTTCAATATCAAATAGAGGTTCTGGGTATTCGGAAGCACCAAGAGTTGCTATTACTTCTGCACCAAATAATGGTGTAACTGCTGTCGGAATAGCATCTATGATTTCTGGAATAGTTGATATATGTGATACTTCTGTAGAATCTTTAAGGGTCCAGGCAGTAGATATAATAAACCCAGGATATGGATATACAGTAACTCCTCGTGTAACATTTATTGGTGGTGAAGGAAGTAGTGCGTATGGAATATGCAAAATTGCAAATAATGCTGTAGGTTTTATTACAGTTACTGGTGGTGGTAGTGGTTATTTTGAACCTCCTAGAGTATCATTTGTAGGAACAGGAATTACTGGATTTATCCCCGCTGTAGCATCAGCACTAGTCAGCGAATCTGGAATAGTTACTTCTATTGTAATACATGATTGTGGACGTAACTACGCACAAACACCCACAATAGTAATAGATCCACCAGATATCATAACAGGAACTGGTAGTTTTCTTTTCAATGAAATTGTTGTTGGATCTGCAAATAGTACTAGTGCAAGAGTAAAATCTTGGGATATTGTAAATAAAATTTTAACTTTGAGTGATGTATTGGGTTCATTTGTTGATGGAGAAATATTAACTGGTTCCGAAAGTGGTGCAAGATATACTATTCTAAATAATGATATTATTGAAGTTGAAGATAAATTCAAACAAAATGACACTATCGAATTTGAAGCAGATAAAATATTAGACTTTAGTGAGTCAAATCCTTTCGGAAATCCTTAAAAATTTAAAGCCATGTTTGATCATTTTTACCACCAAATCTTTAGAAAGACTGTAATATCTTTTGGAACTCTTTTTAACAATATACAAATAAAAAGAGATTCTGGTGATGGTATAGCTGGGGAGATAATTGAAGTTCCTTTAGCTTATGGACCAACTCAAAAATTTCTAGCTAGGATCGAACAACAAGCTGATTTAAACAAACCAGTTCAAATGAGTCTTCCTAGAATGTCTTTTGAATTTACTGGTATATCTTATGACACTGGTAGAAAACTAGCAGGCACTCAACACTTTACAACAACACTCAAATCAGACAAAACTAATATTAAAA